ATGGGACACCAAACCGATACCATGTCCATGACGCGAGGCGGAGGTTCAGAACTTACCCCAGCCTTCACCAATATGCTGGAAGTGCTGTTCTACATGACGGAGGCCAGCCAGGAGTCGGGATACCGCCAACACAAGGCGACTCGGCTCTATCTGTTTCACGGCAAAAGCTATGAGGAGATCGGTAAACTGCTAGGCTGCCATGAGCGCACGGTAGAGCGGGATATTGCACAGGTAATCGATTGGGCTATCCATTGGATGAAAGAGGATGCGAGGAGAAAATGAAACCTCATTATGACAACTAGCTCCAAATAACCAGCGACAAGGCCAGGTTCAAAAAATGCCATTTTTGTCGCTTTTGTCCTTGACAGGGTGTGTTATACTTATCCTAGCGGAATCGTATCAGAGGGCGCTTAAAGAGTGCCTTTTTATTTGACTGCAACCAGGGCCTTCTCCCCCTGGTTATCCCCTCCCTTGAGGGGATTCTCCGTTTCACCCTCCTTTCTGATTTGGTGCTGGTGAGGCCAGACATGACTTCACCGGCACCGGCACGGAAATGAGAAGCAGTAAAGCAGGCGCAGTCGTAGAGCGAGCCCGAGTGAAAGAAGAGGCCATGCTCGCCCAGTTCGACCAGAACGCAGGCAACCCTACTTCTGTTGGCGAGGGGGTAGCCCGCCCATCAGTTAGCACCTTCCCCGAGCTGGTCAAGTTCTGTATCCTCTCCGGCTGGTCGGCTTACTACTGGGGCGGTTATATTGTCCTAAAACGTGGTTGCGGCATGGGGGGGAGGGGGTAGGGGGTGGGGGGGAGTGAACTAAAAAGGGTGTGATTAAAACAATGGCTGAGAATGGTCAGGAAACTGGTAATGGACGGGCAAAGAATGGCTGCTTTGCGCCAGGTCATCCATGTTACCGTTCGAAAGATGGGACTAAGACAGGCCGCAAAAAAACACCTAAAACTATGATCGCCGACGCAGTTGACGCCATCGATACCGTTAAGATTCTCAGGAAACTCGCTGAACTTTGCCTTGCTGGGAATCATCAGGCTTGTATCTATCTGTGTGACCGGCAACTCGGCAAACCGAGGCAGGTGATGGGGCTTGAAGGTTCAAAGCCGGGAGACCCGGTAGAAACCTCTCTGTTTTTTTGCTCGGACGGAACAACGCGCACAGCCAAGGAGATGATGAGTGGTGACAGCAAAAGTGAAACAGATTAGGCTGCTGCCAGGGCAATCGGACATCCTGACTGACTACAAGTCGTCTGTGCAGGCTGCCATATCCGGAACGGGCGGAGGCAAAACGATACTCGCATACTGGTGGTTGCATTCCCGCATGGAGGCACTTCCCGGCAACACCTGGGGACTCGCAGAGCCGACGTTTAACATGCTGGCGAAGATTATGCTTACCAGCTCCGACCCTGACAGACCTTCGCTCATAGACTACTTCCGACAGGTAGGACACCACCCGGATTATCACGCCGTCGACAAGATACTCAAGACGGACTTCGGCCAGATATATCTGGGTAGTGCTGACAACCCCGACTCCATGCAGGGGGCTGCCGTGAAAGGCTATGTGCTTGACGAGGGCGGGCAGATGAAGCTCCTGGCCTATGATACCGCCCGGCAACGTGTGTCTATGATGAGAGGCCAGATACTGATAGCAACCACGCCCTATAACCTGGGCTGGCTGCTGACTGAGGTCTGGGATAAGCGCAACCAGCCAGGCTATTGTGTCAGAACGTGGCGCAGTATCGACAGACCTGGTTATCCCATCGCAAGTTACGAAGAGGAGAGGCAGAGATTACCCCCCTGGCGCTTTGCCATGCTCTACGACGGCAGGTTTGAAAGGCCGGCGGGGCTTATCTATCAGGCTTTTGATGAGAGAGCCTGCCTGATTAACAGAGCGCCTATACCGAAAACGTGGGAAATCTATGTAGGGCACGACTTCGGGGCCTCCAATCCCGCTGCTCTGTTCTATGCTCTTAATCCTGCGACCGGACAGTTCAGGCTATTCCATGAGTACCTCCCCGGGCCTGGGCGGTCTATTCACCAGCATGTGCAGGAGTTCGAGAAGATAACCGCGGGCTACAATGTAGTGAGGCGTGTGGGAGGCAGCCACCAGGAGGACGAGATCAGGCAAGGGTACAGCGCGCACGGCTGGCATATCATTGAGCCCAAGAATAACAAGGTCGAATATCAGATACTCAAAGTACAGGGGATGCACCAGCTAAACAAGATTGAGGTGTTCAACGACCTGCGAAATTATCTTGATGAGAAAAGAACCTTCAGTCGCAAGCTCGATAGCAGGGGGATGCCGACAGAAGACATTGAGGACGAGGCGAGATACCATTTATGTGCCGCCGAGAGATATATTCTTTCTGATTTTACACCTGAGACAGTACGGAGCAATACGATAGCGCAGGCACTATTTTAAGGTGGTAAGAGATGGACATTGAATTAAAGGACATCGAGGAAAAGGAGCAGGAGTTCAGCGAGCTTTTTACTCGCATGGACGCAGACAAGGCGCTGGTTTTCCTGGAGGCTTTCCAGATGAAGTCCCTGAAGACCGGGGTTGCGCTAAAACGGGTTGATAATGTGACCTTGCCCGACCCGGCCATCTTCGTGGGGCGCGTCATGGGCTTACTCTCTTCTGCTGACCCCCAGACTGAGGTTGAGGGCGAGGAACTGTCTGACAAGGAAAGTACGCTTGTTGAGGACTTCCTGGCTGCTATGGCATACGAGATTGACAGCAGGCTGATTAAGCTGGGGAGGACACCGCTATTCCGCTTTTGCGTTGAGCAAGCCTCCCTGCGGGGTTATGTCATCACCCGGAACTGTCTGCGAGCCCTGGGGGATACCCTGATCCCCGATGTATTGCCCTGCGATGCTCGGTTTGTAACCTATGAAGTGGGCATGGATGGCTATGTGTGGGTGGCAAATAAGACCACTCGCTCTAAGGCCATGATTCAGGCTGAGTATAAGAAAGAGATTCAAACCGCTACTGAGACGGTGTGGGACTTCTGGGACTCGAAAGTCAATCGCATTTGGATAGGGAGGGAAGAAGCAAAGCAACAGCGTAATCCCTACGGATACCCGCCCTTTACTATTGTCGAAGCCCCTACCGGATTACATCTAGGGGATTCGGATGCAAAGTCACACCGGGGCGAGAGCCTGTTGTCCTTGTCCCGGACGGTTTACCCTTACCTGAATCAGATCATGACCATCTATCTGACCAGGGGGCGGCAGGTACTCAGGCCGGGTATGCAGTATGCCAGCGATGAGGGGGAGGCGAGTCAGAAGCCGAGGCAACTAGAGGAACACCCGGCCGACACGGATGTGATTACTCCTGTGGAAAAGGGCGGAGGCTATCTCCCTGTTAATCAGGTGGGTGTGGATGCCTCGATACAGTTGGCCTGGCAGGTGCTTGATTCCAGGAAACAACAGGGCAGCATGACACAGGTGGACTATGGCAACTTAGCCTTCCCTCTGCCTGACATAGCGTTGGGGAGGCTTATGGAGCAGCGTAATCAGATCACCCTACCCATCTTGCAAGCCCTGGCCATCTCTGCGCAGCAAAACATGGAGATGTGGATTAGCCAGTACAAGATGCTCAAGAGGGCGTTTAAGATTGGTGAGACGGGGCACAAGAAGTCATATCAGCCCAGCAGTCTGGAAGGCGATTACACGATTAAGCAGCGGTACTTCGCCACATCGCCTGAAGCGGACATGGCAAACTACGCTACGGCTGCTGCTGCGGGCAATATGATTAGCGACGACAGCAAGAGACGGGACATCATCAAGCTCAAGGACCCGGGCGGCGAGATGACGAAGATTCGGTCTGAGCAGGCGGAGAAACTAGACCCGGCCATAGCCCTTTACAGGCAGATGCACGACTTGATTGATGAGGGCAAGAACGCTGAGGCGTGGCTGACGCTGGAGAGGTTGAAGATGATGTTGAAGACTCAGTTCCAACCCGCCTTACCCGCGGCAGCACAGAACATTCCAGCACCTGCGGAAGTGACACAAGAACCTATAAATCCCAAGATTGCCCAGAAGGGCGGGCAAGGTCGCGGTCCGCAGCCCAATCAGCAACTATTGGAGGCACAACGTGGCAAAGCTGCCTAAATTGACACATGCAATGGCTGACGAGGAGATAGCGAATATCATGGCGGAGCTCAGGGGAGAGCAAGTACAGGGCACGAAGGCTGTGAGCGGCCAGAAATCCCTGCAAAGGATGTTGAATCGAGGGGCACAGAATCAACCCCCAACAGGCGGAGTTTAAGGATAGATGACGACCGAGACACTAACTGATGTTCAACTAGCGGTGCAAGAGATTGCGAACTATTATCGCAGGATTGCTCAAAACAGTTTCCCTGGTGATGCACAATTCTGGAATGATGCCGCTGACATCTTTACTCAGGTTATGGCGGATGCTCCGAATGTGGAGACTATTTCTGCATATCGAGGCAGAATCGATGTTAACCCCTACGGAGCAATCGCTAATCTCAAAACGACATATGATGCGCAGGTAGCACGTGGCGGCACCTTCTTTAAGGCTGGAACAGTACCCCAAGAAGTAGCGGCTCCTGCACCTGTGGCTGCACCAGACCCCATCACCAAACAACCTTCCCCAGTCGGTGTAGAAGCCTGGAATTCTCAGTATCTCCCCCTCCAAGAAGCCCTAGCTCAGGGATTCGCAGGCCAACCAGGGGATACAGCCCGAGCCTATCAGGGTATGATCAGCAACCTCACCATGTACGGCCTACAGGCCAAAGCCCCTGACTGGCAGACCTTTTTTAAAGAAGTGGGCAAGTATGGCATCCAATACACCATGGCAGCCTATGAGCAACAGTCGGGCATAGAGGCTAAGAAGGCGACTGGAATTTCACCTACCATCACGCCTGAGTATCTTGGTCAACCTGGCACTATTCAGTATCCTTTCCTCACTATGCCCGAAGTCTTGAATCCTGAGCAGGCTCTGGTAAAGGGCATAGAGATACCGGAGGGATGGTTTGTCAAACTTACCCCGGACAAGAGCGAGCAAGGGTACAGTGTCGTCTACATAGGACCCGACAAGTCCGAAGTGCCTGAAGGCCAGCTCTTCCAGGATGAGGCCGGCGTCTGGCTCACCCCCACGGAGGTAACTGCAAGGCAAGCCGCATCAGATAAACTAGATGAACTTACCGGGCTCGTGGCTGGTGCCCTTCCTGATAAGGACAAGACAAATATACTTCAGTGGGCACAAGAGAACCCGGAAGAGTACGCCAATGCGCTGGCAGCAGAGGGACAGAACCCGCAGACCGAGGTGCTGCTCAGGTATACTGTCCCTGGTATAACCGATGCTCAGATTCATCAGATATTCAATCCCTCAACAGTACCAACCCTTGACCAACAGGCTCTTGTGGCAAGGGCGATGGAGGTCTGGCCTGACAAAAGCATTGAAGAGGTACTAGATTACGCCACAAACTCGCGAGATGCTTTTCTGAAGGACATAGCGGCTTTCGGATACACACCTGCCACGGAAACCCTGTTGAGCCAGATATTCCCCGGCATGACAGCCCCACAAAAGGACTGGATGTTCAAAACGGATACGGAGAAGGTAGCATGGCTGGAGGAGACAGGCAAACTCGGAGTGCAGCGTAATGAGGTAGTCAAGACTGCGATACCTGGCATAACTGACGAAGACATAAATACTATCTACGGCAACCTGTCTCTTGCCTCTGCTAAAAGCCCTATAGACTCTGGTTTTGGCCCCCAACAGGAATCAGGTGTCTATAACTGGGGCGATACCACCATGCCGTTGGGAGGACTGAAGCCCGTTTCAGGGGGCGACCTTCTCGCGCCATTTAAGGATGCACTTGGTATTCTCAACAAGTATGTTGATCGCCCCTGGGAAGTGGCAGTCATGCAGGCACAGGCCAGTCTAAATCTCGTCAGTGGAGTGTTGGGGCAGGGAATGGTAGGGCAGGTTGACCCCCTGGACGATGCTGTTACTAAGAAACTTCAGGAGAACCGGGACAAGTACGGATTCTGGGGGGCTTTAGTATCAGAGGACGTGCCCGATATATGGAACGACTTCGCGGCCACCCTGCCCGGGGGAAAGTTCACTACAACCGCCCTCAGCTTCCTCAACCCGGTCTATCTTATTCCTGTGGGCGGGTCCTTCGGCCTTGCGGCAAAGTTCACCAGCAAGATTCCCATCATCGGCGAATCGTTGATGAAGATAGCAGGGGGAGTCCAGGCAATCGAGAAGGGTGTGGGAGAGATCCTGATAGTTGCACCTATAAAAGGTGCAGCCAAGTACACAGGCAAAGCCCTGGAAGCAGTCGGCAAAGAGATAGGGGACGTTGCCGTAGCCCAACTCATCAAAGATTCCGGGCACCTCCTTCCCCTGATGGAACTGCCCAGCAATGAGAAACTTCTAACCGAACTCCTGGCCCCCAACTGGATGAGGACCGTGGTGCAGACTGCCGCTAAAGTACCGGCCATCAAAACAGGGATTGAAGTCTCACTGGGCAAGAGGATTTTGATTGAGCAGGGCGTCAAGGATGTTGAGAATGCCATGGGGCAATCTGCTGTAATCAAAGGCGCTATAGATAGAATGGGGGTAGACGCCGCTTCGCTCAAGGTTAATGAACTCGCCGCTCCGATCTCTGACGACAGGGGATTCTTTGGCTTCACTGACAACGCCTATTCTGAGATGATGGCAAAAAGGATTCTACCCGAATACAAGGCGGCGGCTGAAGCGGCGGGACCCGAGGCGGCTGCTCAGTTCGGCACGCTGGAGCACATCTTCCAGAAGCCTGATATGTATGACTGGACTGGGATAGAGCAGGGGTTGACCTATATTGAACGGGTAAAAGAGGTCAACCAGAAGGTTACAGCCTTATTGATTAAAGAGGGCGTTGACCCCAAAGTAGTTACTGAGGACTATCTCAAGAGGATAGTTGAGGGCTACACCGACACGGAAACAGGCAAGTTCATCCCTGTTAAGGGGCAACCTGGTATTAAGTCTACCAGCCTGGGCGGGAAGCCAGCCTACGAGATGCACCGCCAGTTCGAGACGATGGCGGACGGCATAGCAGCGGGTTATAGATACGGCCAGTCCATGAGGACTTCTACAAGCGCCTATATCCAGGAGGCATTCAGGAAGATAGGCGACGAGAGGGCGCTGACCGAGATGAGTTCTCAGCTCGGGAAGCTGGGGATGGCGCCAAGAACAGTGAAAGAGATTGTTGCCGGGCAATACCCCGACCTGGTAGCAAAGTGGGGGGCAATAAAGACGGAAGCAGGGGCTTTGGGCAAGGCACAGGCCTTAGTTAATCAGGCGATAAGGGGAGAGAATATCCCGGGTCAAACCATCGATGCTCTCAAGAGATTAGGGGTTGAGATTCCTTTCGGTGGCACTCCTGTAACCAGGTCCTTGGGAGAGCGTTTAGAAACAGCTTTAGCTCTAACCGGACAGAACCGCACCTCTGCCCTAAGAGATTTAAGCGCAGATATTAAACAAGCGATCGGCAGCCGCAACCCCACATGGTATCAAACCAGGGGCGAACTTACAGCTAAGACTGAACTGGCAAGACAACCTACCCTTACCGAAGGCTATATCAGACAGGCGTTCGCGGGCGGCAAGAAGTACGACCAAGAGGCCATTGACGCCTTCAATAAGTTCTTTGGCTATACACCCGGGCGGCCAGAACTTCAGGCAACAGCCGATATTGCAGGCGTGTTAAGACTGACTAAGGCATCTCTGGACTTCTCGGCCATGAGCATCCAGGGACTGCCTTCCTGGGGGTTAGCCCATGCCACGCTGCTGAGTGACCCCGCGACTGGGGTGAAGATGCTTGGCGAGTGGTACAAAGCCTACGGGTACTCGATTAGGGCTTTCTTTGACCCCGAGACGTTATCAAAGTATATCGCCAAGGACATAGACTCGGAGATGGGGCGGATAGCCGCAACAGGTTCATCCAGGGTGGTAGACTACTTCTCTGCCCTGGAAGCAAGAACAGGACTGGGCGGGTTAGCGGAGAAAGGTCTTTCCAAAATTCCCCTCAAGCCTTTTGAGAGGGCAAACCAATCTTTCTACGCTGGAGGCGAGGTTGTCAGAAATGAGTTCTGGAAGATCATGTCACCCAAGGCGATAGCACAGGGGAAAGAGATTGAGTTGGCTCAGTTCCTGGATAGGCTGACTGGACTCGCTGATTCTCGGGCTGGCATGGTGCCGCTTACTGCCCGGCAGTTAGAGCAGACCTTCGCCTGGTTTGCCCCTAACTACACAAGGAGTTGCTTGACACTACTGGCCGATATATTCAGGGGCGGTATGACTGGGACAGAGGCACGGAAGGCGCTGGGAGGCATGTTAGGGGCAGGTGCGGCATTCTACAGCGCTACGGTCTATTCCATGGCGCTGCTGGAAGGTGCTACCGATGAGCAGGCGATGGATAGGATGCTGGCAGGGTTCGGATTCGTGCAGGACCCGATTACAGGGGACTGGTCGTGGAAGACCTCAAGCACATTTATGACCTTGCCTATAGGGAATTACAACTTCGGGTTTGGCGGATTCTGGTATGGGCTGACCTCACTGGCAAGCAATATAGGCCAATCCTTACAGGAGACGGGAGGAAATAAAAGGACTGACTTCCTCGCTCTGGACAGGGATAACCCCCTCGTTCAGTGGTGGTATAACAGGTCCTCGCCGTTGGTGGGAGCAGTATCTTCCTTGGTGGGCAAGAATCCGTATTTTTTGGGTGATCCTCTTGAGTCCCCCGCCCAGTTCGGGAAGTATGTCCTGAGTCTGATGGAGCCTATCTGGATGGAGGGGGGAATAAACCCGCTTATCCCCAAGCTGGCGGAGCAATACGAAGTGCCCGAAGGGACATTAGCCAAGATTGCAACCCCTATCGGGCAAATTCTGGGCTTGAGGGTGAACCCCGACTTCTTGTGGACTAAGTTCTACGATGCTGCCAAGCCCCTGATAGCCAGGATTACCGACGATATGATGGCTCAATATACCTCTGCCGAGGAACTGCCGAAATACTTGGAGGCCAGAGACAACGGGACTCTGGGGTGGGCTAACCTGCCCAAACTATTGCAAGAACAGTTGAAGATGCTTTATCCCGACCTGACGGCCAAATACAACCTTGCCCTGGATGATTCCAAGAAGAGGGACAGCGACCTATGGAAAAGCTGGACTGCCGATATGGCCGATGACAAGACTATCTATTATACGCGTGGCGATGAACTCTGGAAGCAGTTACTGGCTGGAGACAAAGACACAAAGGCCATGCGCGAGTCGTGGAGTGACGCGGGCCAGATGTACGGCATCTCCATAGGCCAGATTGAAAGGTCTTCTGTCTACAAAGCCATTTATGACGAACTCGAAGTTTCTCAAGCTGATGGCAGTAAAGATTCTCAGTACATGGATTTGGCCTTGCAGGACTATCAAGCCGTGATGTTCAGCGATTACCTTGATGCACAGGGGGAGTGGGACTGGGACGCTAAAGACGCTGCAGTGCAGGAGTTCAAAGATACGTGGGGTGAGGATGTTTACCAGCTTATCAAGAAGATGTACTCAGACAAAAAGCTGAGGGAGGGATTGAATCCCACCTTTGTGAGGCTGGCAGACGATAAAGACCTGCTGAATGAGTACTGGAAACTGCCCTATGCTACCTCAGACGAGAAGACAGCAAGAACGGATTACCTGACAAACAATCCTCAAGCTGACGCCCTGCTGGTGCTCTGGGGCTATAGGCAGAACATCCAGACTAAAGAGGCTTACGACATCCTGGTCAAAGAGGCCGATGAACTGGGGATACCATTGAGCCGAATCACGGGCTTGCCACCTGAGGAGATAGCACCATTTGAATTCGAGTATAACAAGATGTCTGCCGAATATGGGGCAGGCTTTAGCAATACAGCCGAGGCCAAACTCTATCTCCTAGACCCCAAGAATAAGAAGTACCTTAATTGGACAGGGAGGGATTTAACAGACAAGAATGGCGAACTGCCTAACATCAACGTCCTGAAGTTGCAGGTCAAGGATAGGACTCAGGAGGCGGAGTACAGCGCCTTGACCACAGATGAGGCACGCCAGAGTTATCTAGCTGCGAATCCTGAGTATGACGCTGACCGAATCAGGATAACCGCCTATAAAGCTGAACTTCCCGAGGCACAGGTTGACACCTTTGTGGAGTGGAGACAGACTGATTTCAAAGACTATGAGGACGACTGGTATCTTCAGGAGCATGGGGACTTCTTCGAGGCAGCGAAAGCCGCGAAGTTGATATCCGAAGAAACATACAGCAAGGAACACTTCAGCAAGGTGCCGACAAAGGCTGTCTGGGCACTTTACGAGGAATATAACACGCTTCCCCTGGGCAAGGTCAGGGTGGAGTTCAGGATAGAGAACCGTGCTTTGGATGTATGGGGCAAGTTGGTGGGTAAGTGGAGCAAGTTGGTGAGCAAGGGGATAGAGGTACAGGGGCCGCAGACGCTGGAAAAGATGTCATTAACGGAAACGGATGTTCCTGGCGAGGGTAATGTAACTTCTCAGGAGCAACAGATTCCTCCCCTACAGAGACAGCCCAAAGAAGGTGAAATAGCCTATTATTTCCCAGAAGATCATGACTGGTATGTAGGAAAACCTGATCGCATTGCTGACGAAGTTTATGGCCGCCTTGATGAGTTCTACAACGAACAGGATTTGAGCCTTAAAGACCTCATATCTTCAGACAAATTCATTGAACTAGCAAAAAAGATTGGACTAGAAACAACTGTCAAGTTGTGTGCTAAACTTTCGGGCTACTTGATTGAATTTTCAGGAATTCATGGCCCTGGGGCGATTGAATCAACCAAGACTCTTGAACTTCCTGTGCCGAAAGGCATCAATATAGGGGAGTATTTTTATAAGTATCCCATCAATGACTCTTTCCCTTGGCCCAAATCCGAACCATTCGGTGATATGACATCCCCGCTAGTGTGATTAGAATGTGGTTATTGGTCAACAGGGGGTTGAGGCCATCGGTCATAACGGCTTCCAGTGAACTTGTTATTCAAATCGAATTTATAGACACATAGTATGAGGGAGAGAATCGCTAGACCCACTATAGTAAGGGGAGACCATCTTCGCAGGAAACTAGCCCAGAATGGCATAGGGGGCTGTACAGTATGGCAGTCCATTACATAACCACAAGCCCTGTCGAGATAGCATTCGTAATCGTCAGTCTGTTGGCAAGTTGTGACACCATTACCATAGTGATAGGACTGATAGAGCCATAGACCCAAGACAGTCAGGAACAAGGCAACGCAGACAAAGATTGCAGCCCACATTTTCATAGCTTAATTATACCACAATCGTCAACGAGGGCGGAATCCCGCAAGGGAACCGCCCTTTTTGATTAATAAAAAACAGGAGGTAGGTATTCATGGATGCTCAGGAAACAAAGCAGGACGCTCTTCCCGAAGGGGGACAGTCTTCTGCCGAGAAACAGGAGCCTTCAACACCAAAGACATTCACGGAGGAACAGGTCAAAAAACTGGTGAATGAGAGGCATTCCACGCTGGACAAGACTATTGCCGAGCAGAAAAGGCTTATTGATAGGCTCTCCGGTGAAAAGGATGATCTCTCAAAAGCACAGGGTTCTCTCGCTGAGGAACTTGAAGCGGTCAAGGCCAGAATCGAAGATGCCGAACTCTCCAAGGTCAAGGGCGACCCGGGGCTGTTGAAACTCTATCAGAATCAAAAGGACATTGAGAAGAAGACTAAAGCCCTGGCTCAGAAGGAACAGGCATTGACGCAGAAAGAGGTAACTCTGACTGCTATGGAGAGGGAGATTGCGAAGGTCTCAGTAGGCGCGAGGATTGCCGAGACTGCGGTATCCCACAAGGTCAGCGTGGAAGCATTGGAGCAAGAATTGGAAGACCTGGGGATCACCGACCCCGCCCGCTTCAACAAGGTGGCTGAGAGATTGGCAGCCAGCAAAGGGAACAGGACCGGCGAAGGTCTGGTTACTGATTCCGGGTTGAGTGTCGGAGGTGGTGGGGAACCTACCCAAGAACAATTAGAAAAGATGTCGATGGATGAGTACAAAACTTACCGCGACAAGCAAAAAAAAGGCAGGTGACTAAATGGGAACATACTTAACTCCAACTATCATCGCTAAAGAGGCGTTGATAGTGTTGGAAAACAACTTAGTCTTGGCAGGATTGGTGCACCGAGACTACTCGAAGGAATACAAGAAAATCGGTTCTACCGTAATTGTGCGGAAACCGACCACGTTCACGTCCACGACCGTATCCAACACGGTGAACTTGAGCACGGCGACTGAGAGCAGCGTGGCAGTTGTGCTGGACAAGCACCTGGATGTTACGTTCAACGTCTCGTCCCAGGAACTCTCGTTGACTATAGTGGACTTCAGCGAGCAGTTGATTCAGCCAGCGATGAGGGCACACGCGCAGGCTATCGATGCGTATCTGGCAGCACTATATGTAGATATACCGAATTTCTACACGGTAACATCTACCGCCGTTGCTGCCGATATAGCACACCTGAGAGAAGTGCTCAACCTCAACGGGGCTCCGATGGAAGACCGGAGATGTGTTCTGCATCCATCCACTGAAGCAGCCTATGTCTCGCTCGACGCTTTCCTGCACGCAGACAAGAAGGGTAGCACTGATGCAATCAAGGAAGCTCACATGGGGCGAGTGATGGGCATGGACTTCTATATGGATCAGAACATCAAAACCCACACCGGCGGGGACATGGCTGACGTAACAGGCGCTATGAAAGGCGCTCTGGCTGTAGGCGATGGCACAGCAACCATTGACGCGATAACCAGCGGTGGAACAGTTCTCGCAGGGGACTGCTTCAAAATTACCGGCTATCCAGTCTGGGGTGTTGTGACCACAAACGCTACTGCCAGCGCAGCGACTATCACGGTGGTCTTCACGCCGGTGGCAGACCGGGTGATTGCCACCACGTCCGTAGTGAACTTCACCAAGACGCACAAGGCGAACCTAGCGTTCCACAAGAACGCCTTTGCCCTGGTGACTGCGCCCCTGGCTCCTCCCATCGGCGGAGCTGGTGCGGCAGTCCTGGAGTACAAGGGGTTAAGTGCTCGTGTAGTTTACGATTACACGATGATGACCAAGCAGAACTTGATTTCCATAGACCTACTCTGTGGAGTCAAGACGCTTGATGCCAAACTGGCGGCCAGGTTCGTTGATAGCACCAACTAAGCCTATTGAGGCCAGGTAAACTGAGAGAGAGGGGAGGCGCACCACTCCCCTCTCCTCATAAAAAAAAGGAGTGTATGCGTATCTTATGGTCTTCCAATAGTCCCTTCGCAGCCACGGGGTATGGGATGCAGACAGCGACAGCCTGCGCCCGTCTTCAAGGCATGGGGCATGATATGGGTATCTTCGCCTTCTATGGTCTCGATGGCTCGAAGCTCGACTGGTTTGGTATGCCCATCTATCCGAATCCGAAACACGACTGGGGCGTTAAATTAGCCCCTGATTTCTTCAAGGATTTTCAGGCTGACCTTCTGATAACCCTCGTGGATGTGTGGGTACTAGGCGACATGGACCCGACTTTGCCCTGGTGTCCCTGGTTCCCGGTAGACCACACCCCATGCCCGCCATTGATAATCAAGGCACTGAAATCACCGGGCATTGTGAAGCCCATAGCCATGTCTAAATATGGGGTTATGGAGGTCGCCAAAAGCGGTATTGACTGCTATTACATTCCTCACTCGGTTAATACCAAACTGTTTAGCCCCGATGCGGAAGCCCGAAAGACTGGGCGGGAGCGCTACAAGTGGCAGGACAAATTTGTTATAGGAACTGTAGCCACAAATCACTCCGAACGCAAGAACTGGTCTACGTCTTTTCAGGCTGCAAGGATACTGGCAGACAGGCACCCGGGGGAGATCAGGTACTATTGCCACACTCACCCCGGGGATGAACGGGGCATAAACCTGGTGGAGTTGAGAGAAAATCTACACCTGGAAGAGGTTGTTTTCTTTCCTTCCCTAGCCCAGATGATAATCGGCATACCGCGTGATGTCCTCGCCAGGGCATATAACGTCATGGATGTCTTCCTTCTGCCCTCCAAGGGCGAGGGGTTTGGTATCCCCCTGGTTGAGGCTCAAGCCTGCGAAGTGCCGGTGATTACCACAAACTGCACGGCACAACCCGAGCTGGTCGGCGGGGGATGGCTTATCAATGGCTTGAGAAAGGTCTGGACTGGGCAAGGTTCGTGGCAGTTTGAATGCGATGCTGAGGAAGTCGCTGAACGATTAGAGCAGGCATACCAGGCATGGAAAGATGGCTCTATCCAGGACAAGAAAACCAAGGCCAGGGAGAAGGCACTTGAGTACGATGACGACAAGGTATATGCCGAATACTGGCCCAAGGTGCTTGATGATATTGAGAAGCGATTGAAGCAGCCCAAGAACCTTGAAGGGATACAGCAATGGCGTCTGCTATTTGTGCCTCAGTCTTGTGTGCCCCGGAAAGTCCTTGACCTGGGTTGCGGTATCACTCAGCCCTATAAGAAGGTGCTGGAACACCTGGGCGAATATGTGGGCTTCGATATTAAGCCCGGGCCTGATGTTGTGCAGGGAGATGCGCACAACCTGCCCTTCAAGACAAAGGAGTTCGGATTTGTATGGTGCTCTGAGATGCTGGAACATGCCCGGGACCCGAGGCAGGTTGTAGCGGAGGCCAAGAGGGTAGCGAATCACGGGATAATCCTGTTCAGCACGCCGGCTAATTCCAACTTCAGAATTGACCCTGACCATAAGGTTGTGCAGGGGATAAAGTATTCCGTTGTAGCTTCAGGGGACGGTCTCATATCGTGGTGATGATATGAACATAATACTTGTGCAACCTGAAATGAATTGGCATCACCCTTACTGCGAGGCACCAAGCCGCGCCTTGCTAACCCTGGGCACTCTGGCTGAACAGGAAGGCCACAAGGTTAAGGTCCTGCATTTGGACATTGATAAGGTTGATATGGCCGCCGAGGTCAAGGAGTTCAAAGCGGACATAGTGGGACTCACCGTCAACACCTTCCAGGTACGGTCTGCCCGACAGGTAACAAAGCAGATCAGAGAGGTGAGCCGAGACATTCGCATAGTCGTGGGCGGTCCTCATGCTGTGGTATGGGACGGGGAAGCAGACAAGGTTGTAATCGGAGAGGGCGACAATCAATGGCTTGAGTATCTGGGGTCGAGCCGGAGAATCAATAGCCTTGATGAGTTGCCCATGGTTGATTACGACCTGATAAACCCGGTGAGATTCAGCGGCGTCTTCCCCATAGGCGGAATACCCAGCATGATGATGATGAGCTCACGGGGCTGCGGCTTCGGCTGTATTTTCTGTAATACGCCTCTCTTCTGGGGGCGCAGGGTAAGGTATCGAGACCCGGTTCTGGTTGTAGATGAGGTTGCATACCTGAACAAGCGGTTCGGGGTAGCCGAGGTCTTCTTTCAGGATGACACCTTTAACCTCAATCACGGATGGGCAAACGGGATATTTGAGGAAATCATACGGCGCCGCCTTAACAACAAGATGGTCTTCAAGTTGGCTTGCAGGGTGAATGAGAAACTTGTGACTGAACCCTTCCTGGAAATGGCAAGAAGAGCCGGAGTCTGGAATATCTTTTACGGAGTCGAATCGGGAAGTCAGCGATTGCTTGATCACATGAAGAAGGGCATCACCGTCCCGGAGATAAAGCGAGCCTTCAGCCTGACACATCGTTACGGAATGCAGACGCAGGCCAGTTTCATAGTGGGGATGCCCGGAGAGAACCTTGAAAGCCTACAGGAAACCCAGGCTTTAATCTATGACTTGATGCCCGAGCACATGGGCTGGGTTTATGCTTGCCCTTTTCCCCACACAGAATTTGATAAGGAAGTCACCGCAAAAGGACACAAGAGGGATTTTGACTATGCGGACTATAGATATGGCCTGGTGATCTGCCGCACCGATGAGTTAGATTACGACCTTTTGGAGTCGTTCCCGGGGTATCAGGTAAGAAATCCAGTAATGGTAGGAGGTAGATAATGCCCAGTACGAGTGAGAACCAGCGCAAATTGATGTGCATAGCCCTGTCCATTAAGCGCGGCGAGACCGACCCTTCCTACAGCGCCGAGGCCGCGAAGATGGCGAATGAAATGGATGAGAAGACCCTGGCAGACTACTGCGGGGCAAAGGTGCAGGGAAGCCAGCCACCTGCTGCAGCAGCCAGCCCGGGGCAGCCACTGCGTTAGAAAGGGGGGACGATTATGGCTAGATATATCGCGGCGATCAGGCAGATAGTGAGGCAAAAGCTACGGGACGAAATTGTCGTTAGCACGACGCCTGAGTGGGAGGACGATGAGATAGACGTTCACATTCAGCAAATCCTGGAGGAAATCTCGGCTCATGTGCCCTATGAGACAAAGGAAACGCTCACCACTGTTGCAGCGACACGGGACATATCCCTGGCGACTGTCACCGACTTGATGAGCGTGGAACGAGTAGAGTATCCGGTGGGGGGTGACCCGAGGGGGTTCATTCCCTTCACCACGTGGGGCACCACGTTGACGCTGGGAGGGGATACAAAGCCGAGCATAGCCGAAAGCGCCTATGCCTATTGCCGCAAGCTGCACGCCGTCACAAACAGCAGCTCAACCCTGGGGGCGAACCTGGAACAACTCTTGATACGCGGCACATGCGCAAGTCTGGCAGCATCTAAGGCCAGGGAGCATATCAACGAGGTCAATCAAGGTGGGGGCAATGTGGCTAGCCAGATGCTCCAGTGGGCAATGAACGAACTAAGTATCTTCAGGGCGGACATCAAGAAGATGGCGAGGCAGAGACAGGCGAACAGCGACCAATTCTAATCAGATTAAACTTGGAAGCTAAGGAGAAAGCATGAAACTGCTAAAAATCAGGGTGCGTGCAGACGAAAAGGGGAACATGAGTTACCCCGAGGGCTTTTTGACGTTTAGCTGCCTGGAGCATATTTACTGTGACGAGTTGGAAACAGGAATATGCTGGCTTATCGTCCTGATAGAAGACAAGAACCTGGACAAGATTACCGACATGAAAGATGTGGAGGAATTGACTGTGCTCGATGCGGGAACTTTTGTTGACAAGCATGACCCCCGCAATACGGAAGTCACAGATGAGGGCATAGTCAGGGCGATGGAAATAAAAGCAAAGGCAGGTGTCGCATTAAGTTCCACAGACTTGAAGGCACTCGACCCCGCAGACTCCACGCCTGGAATACAGTACAGGGTGAGGTTCATTGACAAGGTGAAAACGAGGATGGGAATTAAGTGACCTTCCTGATTTGTGACGACGTGAATGAGGCAGAGTTCTATAAGCTGGAAAGACTAAGGGAGAAGGTTCCAAACTTGAAAGTAAATTGCTTCGTGATGGGCAAGGATGCAGGTCAGTACCTCTTGAGGTACTGGGTAGAGGTGGGTGTGCACGGTTGGGAGCATACCTACCCGCCAGAGTGCGAGAGGGCTAACCAGTGGGACTATATCCTGAAAGGGCTGGAAGCTCTCAGGCCATATCTACCCAAGCGGTTCGGCTTCCGAGCACCTGGATTCCAGATGACCGCCTCAACCTACCCAATACTGAGAGAGTTGGGGTTTAGCTTTATCGCTCATCAATTCAGAATACAACCGCTAAAGGGTACATTCCAGCAGGGAGATATTATCAACACCCATATCTACGATAAGTCATTGGAGGGGATAGAGAATGGAGAGTTTAGCTTTATCTCAGGAGGGTGCGATATTGACAACTGTGTTTGCTAAGAGACTAGATTTAGCCTGCGGCAACAACAAACGCCCAGGCTATCTAGGAGTGGACATCACCCTGGTCGGCACGCAAGCAGATGTGTGCCATGACCTAGAGAAGCACCCGTGGCCTTTTGAGGATAACTCCATAGACGAGATATGGTGTTCCCACTACATTGAGCACACCTCAGACCTGGTCTTGTTTATGAATGAGGTCTACAGGATATTAAAACCCAATGCGAAAGTGACCTTCGTAGCCCCTTACTATACATCGGTAAGAGCGTGGCAAGACCCCACTCATAAAAGGACAATCTCAGAGGCGACCTTTCTCTATTACACAAAGAAGTACCTCAAGGATAACAACCTTGAGCACTACCCGATACACGCCGATTTCATTCTTGAAGATGTGTCCTATGTCATAGAGGAGGAGTTCAGGGGATTCCCCAAAGATGATTTGGAATTTGCCATGAGGCACTTTTGGAATGTAATAGCAGATATAAAGGTGGTTTTGTGCAAGAAGGCTTAGTTAGCATAATCATCCCTGTCCGATTCAGGCCAGACTTGCTCAGGGTTTGTCTTGACAGCATAATCGCCTACACACCTGAGAAGTACGAGTTTATCCTGGTCTGCGATGGCGTAGGCAAGGGCGAGTTCGACTTCCTGAAGCAGTACAAGGCCACGATACTATACAACGAGACGGCTCTAGGATTCCCCAAGACTGTCAACAGAGGCATCGCAGAGGCCAAGGGCGAGTATATCATGGTCTTGAACCTGGACACAGTTGCCACGCCAAACTGGACGACTGAGATGCTAAAGGCTTTTAAGCAGGATGAGAAGGTTGGTCTGGTAGCCCCTACATACTCAGAAACGCAAGGACTCCAGCATGTTGACCACAACAGAGAGGGCTTAGACTACAGTTGGTGTGATGAGGTATCTGGGGTATGTATGCTCTTTAGTCGGGAGGCACTTACCCAGATAGGTCTATTCGATGAGCAATTCAAGATGGGCGGTGGTGAGGATAACGACATCTGTATGCGGATTAAGCTGGGCGGGTGGAAAACAGTCATAGCCCGCAAATCGTTTATCTATCACTACGGCTCTGCTTCTTATAGAGAGTTGTTCCACAATGACGTGGCCTACTCACGGAAGTATTCCTCAAGTGTGTTTTCCCTGTTCAAACGCAAGTGGAAAAAGGAACTCAACCAGAAGCCCCGAGTCTATATCGCCGTACCGAACAACGGCTGGATTCACCCTGAACTGGCAATCAGGATACTTGAGTGGACACACGATCCAGAGGTAGCGATTCATCTCAATATGCCGATGGGGTTGTCTCCCTTAGACAATGCCCGCAACACCTGTGTCAAAGACTTCCTTGAGGATTATTACGATTACCTGCTGTTTATTGATAACGACATAGTGCCGCCTCCGAACACCTTGAGAGAACTGCTAAATGCAGACAAAGACATTATCTCTCCGTTGTGCTTTGCGTGGCAGAGAGATGACAAGGGGCAAGGATTCCCCATGCCTGTAGCACACAGATACGCCGAGAACGGAGAATATAGACCTTATCTCGGCAAAGGGATTGAGGAAACCGATGTCATCACAGGCGGGATGTTCTTAGTTAAACGAGAGGTCTATGAGAAGATGGATAGGCCGTTTGCGTTCACTTACCATGCCAATGGCACGGTGATTCTGAGCGAGGACTTCTACTTCTCACAGCAGGCTCAGAAGTTGGGTTATAAACTCTATACCCACTATGGTCTGTTGTGCAAGCATTTCAAGAGTCTGGACATTAAGGAAGTCAACGACCTGATGGTGAACTATGGCTAATGTATTAAGCACTGATGACGGCTTGGATAAAATCTACCTTCATACAGGTTTCAGTTCGACCATTTCTAACTCATTCTCAAGCCCATCAACTGGCCTAGCTGGGGTCTCCTGGGACGGAACTAATGTTCTGAGTACCGATGCTGACTCGGCCAAAATCTACCTTCACACAGGTTTCAGTTCAACCATTTCTAACTCATTCTCAGGCCCGTCAACCGCCCCTCGTGGACTTTCCTGGGATAGCACAAATATATTAAGTGCTGACCAGAACTCGGCCAAAATCTATCTCCACACAGGTTTCTCGTCCACTGTATCCAACTCATTCTCAAGCCCATCAAACGGTTGCACTAATGTCTCATGGAATGGTATAAATGCGTTAAGTTGTGATTATATCTCGAGCAAAATCTATCTCCACACTGGCTTTAGTTCAACCATCTCCAACTCATTCTCAAGCCCGTCAACTGTAATTACTGGACTTTCCTGGGATAGCACAAATATATTAAGTGCTGACCAGAACGTGGCCAAAATCTATCTTCATACAGGTTTCAGTTCAACCATTTCTAACTCATTCTCAAGCCCATCAAACGTCCCTTATGGGGTTGAATGGGATGATAGAGTATATTGGGGAAGGTTCCCAAAGGGTTCTTATTATCCTCATATACTCTCTCAATAGCGCAGTAAAAAAATAAAAAAAGGAGGTCAAAAGCATGGGAAGGACGTACCAAATCGTCTCGGCCAACGCAACAATGATAACGGCGGTCAATGTCCTGGCGGGCATTTACCCCGTTGCCACGCCGCCTGCGGCTGGCTCTGTGTTGGCAATCAACAGGGTGGAAATTAGTCAAAATGCCAACGCCACATCAGCGCAGGTGAGGGCTGCACTGTCCATGAGGACTGGTGGCAACTTGACCGTTGCTACCGTTACACCCTCACCAGTGATGTACGGCGGCGCTGCCTCCGCTATCGCAGGAATAGCGGGAACGCTCGCTGCTGGCAAGTGCGGAATCACTGGCTCGGCAGACGCAACGCCAACGTATGTTGACATGGTAGTTGCGTCATTCAACGCACTGAACGGCTACCTCTGGATTCCAACACCGTCGGAGAAAATCTTCGTCACAGGTGCGGTAGCCTTTGTGGTGCGATTCATAGCCGACCCTGGCACTCTAACAGGGTGGAACGTCACAATAGATTTTGAAGAAATCTATTAGGAGTTCGGATGCCCATTTGGAGAATACCGCCTCCTCACCCGAGTCAACCGACAAAGAAAGTACCCGACTCGGTGGACCCCCCGCCCGTGGGTAATCTAGCGACCAGGCTATATGCCTTGTTGCGTACTGTTCTGGACTTGCCATCTATTCAGCCGAGGCAGCCAACAAAACGCACACCTGCCTCGGCTGAGGCAGTTCCTCCAGTAGACAATCCGCCTATTGGCAGCCTAGTCACTAGGTTATACGCTGCCTTACGCTCCGTCTGGGACATACCGTCGCAACAACAGAGGCAGGCAAAGCTACCAAGAACTGAGCAAGTTGACCAGCCTCCTGTTGGCAATCTGGCGACCAGACTCTATGCTGCCCTGCGCTCCGCCTGGGACATACAGTTCCTGCAGCAAAAGAGAACGAAGCAGACGCCAGAGTCAGTTGACCAGCCTCCTGTTGTCGGCTTGGCTAGTCGGCTCTACGCTTCCTTGCGTGCCGCTGCGGAATGGCCGTCTGCGCAGCCGAAGAAAGGGACGCCAGAGTCAGTTGACCAGCCTCCGCCTGTCAGCAATCTGGCGACCAGGCTATACACAGCGATACGCTCTTTCATAGACATACCATACCAGCCACCCAAACAACCGATAAAGCAGACTCCTGATTCAGTTGACCAGCCTCCCGTTGGTAACCTCGTAACTAGGCTGTATGCCGCTTTGCGTGGTGTTCTGGAAAGGCCGCCAGGGCAGCCGACAAAGTGGGCGCCCTTGTCAGCCCCAACTGATAACCCGCCTGTGGGCAATCGGGATACCAGGCTCTATGCCGTATTACGTTTTTTCCAATACATACCACATCTGCCACAGCAGAAACAGATTATGGGAATCCCTGGGTACTGGGATGGGAAATTTCACGACTTTTACGTTATCACGGTAAAGTACCGTGCAGGTCAGATTATCACGGCAAGGAATCGTCTCGGAGAAGTGATTACAACCAAATACCGTCAGGGGATAGCTGCCGTCTCTAAGAACAGGTTGGCCAGGGTTATTGTGGCTAAGTACCGCCATGTGAAGATTATCCTGTGGAAGTGAGGTGAGCAATGTCGATAGAGCCTGTTAGCGTTTTTATCGAGGATGACACGATTCGGATTCTTGCCTACTCGTATAGCGATGCAGGAGTCCTGGAGGATTGCACGGCTGTGGTTTGCACTCTTACTGACTCGGCGGCTGCAAAGAAACTAAATGCAGAGGCGATGACGAAGACCGCGACCGGGACGTACCAGGTCACCTATAACATTCTACCAGAAGACCCTCACGGGGAATGGCAAGGGCTGGCAAAGCTGACCGATGGCTCCGGAGGGAGCGCCAAGAACACCAATTACCCATTTAGCGTCAAGGTGATGTAGATGAGAACACTCACGAGTACACTGACAGCCAGGCAGCAGGCAAACTCCTATATTGCTGTCCTGAAGGCTACGCTGACTCATGGGGCAACGACCTATACCTACGACCTGACACAGATTAAGGATTTAGACCACACCGAGCAACCATATCAGCAGAAAGCGGAGATAGTCCTCAATAACTCGGATGGCGCTCTCACCGCCCTAGACCTCAAAGGCTACAAACTCGTGCTGTCCTACGGCATGAGGACTCCCGCGGGGGAGGAAACCTCGGATGCCGCACCACTATATGTAGTAGGTCAGACGCTAAATAGTCAGGAAGGTAGTCTAGTCTGTGTCCTTACCGCTATCGGGCTTTCAGATATCCTCGCTGAAGACAGGGCCAACGATTCCTATATTCCCACGTCCAGCGATACCAAGACAGTTAAAACCCTTATCGGAGAGATCCTGGCTGCGACCCTGGCCTGCTATAACCACTGTCCGGCCTATGATGTGGTCTGGGACAGCGAGGACTCGCTGATAGATGTCTACCAGCCCAAAGATTCTTTCAGAATCTACATTGGCGGAAGCCGCATGGCTGCGATAAGACGCTTGTTGGACTATACCAAGTGCGTGGGGCGGTTCCAGGCTGACGGCAAGTACCACATCATGTCACCGACCACTACGGGCACGACCTATGATTACGAGTACACACTGGAGGGTGGCCACGTCTTCTTTGCCAAAGCGTACCGCAAGGCGCTGGTGATACCGAACTATGTCGTAGTGCAGAGCAGGGATGCTGACAGCCCTCAGTACACCGGCTATTACACGGACGCAGATAGCATCACAGCGTTCCGTGAGGTGAGGAATTATATCCAGACCAGCCTTGCCAGCAATGCTCAGGCAACCGCCATAGCAACTGCCGTAATAAGCAAGTACCAGATGCAGGCCAACATGGGGTCTGCCGAGGTGCCCATGAACTGCGGGGCTGAGATATTCGACTATGTGAAGGTCACAGACTCCCGGGAAGGTGATAACAGGGTAGGGAATCTGGGCTCGATAAGAAGATATTGGCGCAAGGGCGCTTTCAGGATGACGTTCAGCTTCGGAGGGTGGCTGAGTGTAGCGGGTTTGCTCTCCGACCTGGAGGTCAACAGCGATGTGGGGAGTAGCCTGGCACGGACGACCTTAAAGGGGCAAGACATATATCTTGACGATATTGTGGATGGGACTGTCTACGCCAAGATTAAAGGACTGCACCTTACCGGTGGGCAACTCAAGTTAGATGACCAGGTTTATTATGGCGCAGGGTACAATCCCACAACAAAGGAATTGCAAATCGAAAGAGGCACAACAGCGCCCGGAGACACTACAAAGCTCTGGATTGACACCAACACCACACCCAGCCGGATAAAGCGGTACTCAGGCGGGGCATGGGTTGTATGCACTCCTAAAGACCTGGACGACCTGCCCAACGGCACAACCTATTCGAGGGTCAACACCGCCTCACTGAATGCCTCGGGATTGGTGCTGCTAGATCAAGTGGTAACGGGAGGGTATGGGCTACTTAGTGTCAGCTGTCTGTCGGCAGGGTATCTTCAGCTAAACCAATACACACAGGTTAGCGGGGCATGGTACGACGAATCTGGGGTTGAGATAGACGCCGCGCACGGAATCAATATCTATGGGACAAACAATGCCCTGACCACGAGAGCCACAAAGACAGGCACGATACAGTGCTATGTAGGGTCAAATGGGGCTATTTATGCAGGGGCGGGGGCGGTTAAACTTAACGCAAGCGGCGTAGAGATTACTGGTAAGTGGCTTTTTTTAAAATCTGGTTCCACTGTGGGGGACTTATACCAGGATAGTAGTTATCTCAGGCTGGAATCTGACGTAGGGATATGTATCTCGCCAGGCGATGGAAGTTGCACGATTGTTCTCGCTACAGCAACTGTAGTGCCTGGTGTCGCTAATTCTGGCACATTAGGAACTTCAGGCGATTACTGGGGGACAGCCTATATAAATGTACTTTACTACAAGACGCATACTACCTTTGCAGATAAAGACGACTTGGCTTTAATAGCAGACCTTGAAAAGGGAATCATACCCAAGGAAGTTGCTTCACCTGATGGGAGTTTTATCAGCATGGGAGCTGGGATTGGCCTAGCTCTTGGTGCAATAAATCAGTTGGCAGATAAGATAATGAAACTAGAAGAAAGAATTATAAAGCTGGAATAAAAAAGGAGGGATATGAACTTACAGGAGAGGCTCAAGCTAAAGCAGGCGCAGCTTCAGCAGCAGGTCAATAAAGCTAATGCCCTGGCTGACGAACGCCAACAGGTGATGCAAGAGGTGTTGAGATTGGACGGAGCTGTCAAAGAGATACAGGAGCAGATAGAGGCAGAGACAAAGGAAGTTAAAACGCCGAAAGACACATAGCAAGAAAGGGCGATTGAATGAACACAGATTTCATATCCGCTGTAGCCAGTATGGGGATTGGTGCTGTTTTCGGGGTTATCATATTCGCACTTTATCGGATAGACCGCAAGGCCAGCGAAGAACGATATGCGGGACTCTGTGGAAGCATGGAACAGCGGTTGGCTACCTTATTGGAACGGGATACCCAAACTCGTGAAGAAAACACGAAGGCACTTCAGGAATTGATTACACTTGTTTCGAGATTAAACGGGCATCATACGTAGAGGGAGGCATCGTGGAAAAGAAGCCAGGTGCAACAAGAGTCGCTTTTATCATCGTTCCTTTTGCCTTCGTGATATTCGGCTTCGTGGTCTGCCTGTTTGCATGGAAGGCCGATTCGTCAGGACTGGAGAAGTTGGCCTATCTTGCGGCCGGTGCAATCTCTAATGCCATAGGCTTCGTAACTGCTTATTTGTTCAGTAAGGGGGAATAAGTAGGATGAGGATTATCGCTTGCTCTGACCTCCACAACGGTACAACAGCCAACTATGAGAAGTATCACGCCCTGCTGAGAATCGTAGAGGCAGAGAAACCCCACTATTTTATCAAAGTCGGGGACGGTATAGAGCTGGTCTGGGAGACGATGGAACACAACCTGACATGG